GCCCACCCCCATCCCGGGAGCACCCGCGGGCGACCCGGGTGACACCCGGGCGGACCGGACCCGCCTACCCGGGCGGTTGCCCCTCGTCCTGATCGGGGTGGCCGCGGCCGTCGCTATCTGGGGAGGGTGGGTAGAACTCGGCGAACTCACAGGGTTCGGGCTGATTCACCCGCTGCCCGGACTCCCCGGGTGGGCGGGCGACCTGCAAATCAACACCGCGATCGTGCTGCCCATCGGGATCGAGGCCTACGGCCTGTACGCCCTCCGCGTGCACCTGTCCACCGCCACCCTGTCAGCGAGAACCCGGGCCTACGCCCGCCGCTCCGCGTGGGCCAGCCTGGGTGTGGGAGCGGGCGCCCAGGTCGCTTCCCATCTGCTGAGCGCCGCCGGCGTCACCGCCGCCCCCTGGGGAGTGACCGTGGTCGTCGCCTGCGTCCCGGTCGCGGTCCTCGGCCTGGCGACCGGGTTGGCCGCCCGGGTACGGCGCGACACCCACCCGGGCGAGGACGGGCGATGACCGAGCACCCACACCAGGAGGAGCGAGGCGGGGACGTGCTGTCGTTCCGGCCCCGGCACCCCAGCCCGCAGCCGCGCGCCGACCAGCCTGGCGAGGCTGGGCGGGAGCGGGCGACCGTGGGCGACACCCACGACGTCGAGTTGGTCGACGCGGACGGGGATGGCTACCCGGACACCACCCACGCTGGTGATCTGGTGCGCCGGGCTGGCGACCAGGTGGAGCACCAGGGCCCGGTCCTGGATGCCGAGCTGGTGGACGATGCCGAGCCGGGGACCGCGCTGGTGCGGATCACCCGCCCGGTCACCAAGGCCACCCGACCCGTGGTGCGGGCGGTGAGGGTGGTCCGCCACCACGAACCCACCGTGCGCGTCACCCGCGGTGTGGCCCGGCAGGGCGCCTACGTCGCCGCGGGGGTGGTGGTCCTCGCCCGCCGGTTCTGGGAGGCGAAGACCAACAGCCGCTACGAGCGGATGATGCGGACGTTCGAGGCCGCCGGCGACTACGACCGGGTGGCGGAGTGGGAGCAGCGCGCCGAGCAGGCCCGGGAGCGGCGCCACAGGCGGCACATGGACCTGCTGGCGTTGCCGTTCAAAATAGCGAAAGCGCTGCTGCTCACCCTCGTGATCGGGCTGGTGGGGTTGCTGCTGCTCGGCGGGACGATCGCCGTGGCGAACGAGGACCTGTCCCTCGTGCTGGCCCCGATGGTGGGGACGTTCACGGTGATCGCCTGGACCGTCACCGCCCTGGTCACGCTGTTCGGTGTGCTGGTGTTCGCTGCTCCGTTTGTGCTGGTGGCGGGCTTGCGGTGGGTGGGGAAGCACTCCAACAACGCCCCGCGCTGGCTCGTCAAACCCGACACCGAACCTGGTCATGTCATGGATGGGCTGCCCGACGAGACGATGATCGTCGAAGCGCTCCGGAAGACCGTCCCAGCCCTGGACCGGGCGCTGAAGGACGGGTGGCGCATGCACTACCGCAAACCACCCATGCCTGACGGGAAAGGGTGGCGCGCCCAACTCGACCTTCCCCCCGCCGCGCCGGTCGAGGAGTTCGTGAAACGCAAGCTGCTGCTGGCCCACAACCTGAAGCGGTACCCGATCGAGGTGTGGCCCACCGAACCCCTACCCGCGGTGCTCGACCTGTGGGTTGCCAACCCCGGTGTCCTGTCCAAGCCCGTGGACCCGTGGCCGCTGCTCGACGAACTCGACACCGCGCAGACCGACTACTTCGAAGGCGTGCCGGTGGGGGTCACCATCAAGGGCGATGTGATCAAGGGCCGGTTGTCGGAGGCGAACTACGCAGTCGGCGGGATGATGGGCTCCGGCAAATCCACGCTGGTCATCACGATCCTGCTCGGGGCGATGCTTGACCCGCTGGTGGACATCGATGTGGTGGTGATGGCGGAGAACGCCGACTACGACCCCATGCGGCCCCGGCTCAACACGCTGGTCACCGGCGCTGGGGAGGAGACCGTGGAGCAGTGCCTGGCGATGCTCCACGAGCGGTACCAGGACATCGCGATCCGGGGAGCAGCGCTGCGGGAGCATGACCAGAGGGCTGTGACCAGGCGAATCGCTGAGAAGGACGCCCGGTTGCGGCCGCGGATCATGGTGATCGACGAGTGCCAGAACCTGTTCATCGGTGAGCACGGTAAAGCCGCGATCGAGGTCACCACGAAGCTCATGTCGACTGCCCGCAAGTACGGGGTGACGCTGCTGTTCCTCACCCCGGAGCCCAGCAAGGACGCGCTTCCACGCAAGCTGATCACGATCGCCAGCAACAAGGCGTGCTTCGCGATCGGGGACCACCAGGGCAACGACGCCGTCCTCGGCTCCGGGTCGTACAAGTCCGGGATCTCCGCGGTCGGGTTGACCCCCAAAACCGATGACGGCCCCGGCGACGTCGGGACCTGCATGCAGCGCGGGTTCACCGGCAAACCCGGCCTGATGCGCTGCTTCTACGTGCCGCAATCGGACGCGCACCGCGTCACCAAGAGGGCCCTGCAACTCCGGGAAGGACGCAGGGCCGGCCCGACGGTGAGGTTGGCTCGGGAACGGGACTTGCTCGCCGACCTGGCCGAGGTGCTTCACGACGTGCTACCGATCGCGCAGGTGCCGCCGCTGCTCAAGCACGCCTGGCCACGCCACGTCCCTTATCAGCGGCTGGATGGGCAGAGTCTGCGGGAGCGGCTGGCCGTGTTGGGGGTGCAGGTGCCGTCCACAGGCAACCGGTGGCCGCTGGACCCGGCCCGGGTTCGGGAGGCGTTGAACCGTCGGCGGGAGGGCGCGTGACCTGCTCGGAAGTTAGCTCCCGCGTCACGTCTCGAGACCCCCGATTTCGGGGGTTCCAGAGGGTCCGCTGACGGCACCTAACTCGGCTAACTCACCTAACTTGCCGCAGGTCACGACCGCATTCGAGGCCAGTTACGCGGGAGTTAGGAACCTAACTCGACCTCGCTGACCTAACCCATCATCTAACTCTCTGGAGAACCCGATGAAGCCTCTCAGATTGGTCCTCTGCTCCCTCGCTGTGGCCGCCGGCTTGCTGGTCGCCGAACAGCTCAACGCCACCCCGACGCCGGTCGATGTGCTCAAAGGCCGCGGGGACCTCCTCTCCCAACTCGTCGTCGCCCCCGAGGACACCGGTGCGCATTACGAACGGGAGCAGTGGCATCCCGGCTGGGCGGATCAGGGCGGCGGCTGCGACACGCGGGACATCGTCCTGATCGACCAGGGCGAAGGCGAAGTCCGAGACGGACGATGCCACTTCACCTGCCCCGGCGGCTGCTGGTTCTCCCCCTACGACGACCACCTCCACAGTGATCCGGGCCGGATGGACATCGACCACCGAGTACCGCTTGGCGAAGCCAACCGCTCCAGGGTGGTCGGCGAGGACGGCACGGTGGGTCTCGGGGCAGGGCGTGTGTGGACAGTGACGGAGAAGCAGGCATTCGCCGAAGACTTGGACAACCTGGTGGCGGTGACGTCGGCGGTGAACCGGGCGAAGGGTGACAAGGACCCCGGTCGGTGGCGGCCACCGTCGCGTGAGGAGCGGTGTGGGTATGCGCGGGCCTACGCCACCACGAAGATCGACTGGGGGTTGACGGTCGACCAGGCTGAGCGGGACGGGCTGGCGCAGATGCTGGCGACTTGTCCTGCGGCCGATCCCGGACGGACGCCGTGAACAACCAGGTGATCTCTCAGGAACTCGGCAGACGGCTTCGTCACCTCCGCGAGTCCCGTGGCTGGACACGACCGGAACTCGCTCGACGACTTCCATCGAAGATCACCGAGCACACACTGCTGACCTACGAGCACGGCATCCGGCACTTGACGTTCGTGAGGTTGGTGGAGCTGTGCCGCGCTCTCAGGGTGCCAACTTCCGATCTTGTCCAGGTCACCATGCAGCAGACCGGAGTCGATCTGGAGATCCTCAGTATCCGAGTCGACCTGCGTGCGGTCATCAGGGATGACGAGGCCGAGTTCGAGCTGGTCCAGCGATGGGCAGCCAACAGGCTGGCCGACGAGCCGGAAGGAGGCGGGGTCGTCCGGTTGATCCCGGACGTGGTTCGCGAGATGGCCGCCGTTGTGGGCTGCTCCCACTCGACACTCGTGACCTACATGGTCAGGTTCACCCCTGATGTGGAGCCGGCACAGGATTGTCCTCCCTGACTGCACGTCTCTGGTCACGTCCGTTACCAAGACGTAGGGTGGCTGTCATGTTCTCGGCGAAGATTAATCGTCTGGTTCTCGAGGCCGGCACTGCGGCGATCGACGTGGTCGACGGTCGACGGATCGTTGAGCACGCCGACCCGGTGATCCGGATCAACCCGGGCTGGTTGGCCGGCCATGGTCTCGACGAGGTGCTGCAGGCGGATGGTGGGCTGGTGCTCGACAGCGCGGGTGAGTACCGGTACGCGCGCCGCGCCGAGGTCGGTGACGGGTTCGCGGTGTACGAGCGCATCTAGCCCGGACACGACAAACGAGGCCCCCGCTCACGCGACACCCAGGGGGAGGGGTGTCGGGAGCGGGGGCCTCTGTCCACCCCGGAGAAGGGCGGAATCCGGGGGTGGACGGTCCAGGGCAGCGGTGTCGGTCACGCCCCCCGCAGGTGCGTGGAACGTGTCTTGTTCCGGCTCTTCCATGTGGCGTAGATCGAGCCGAGCGCGACAACGGCCGCGCCAATGATCTCGTAGCCCTCCGCCCAGCTGATAGACCCGTCGGCCCACGACTTGATGACCAGCGCCAGCCACCCGCCTGTGAGGACGATGGACGTGTTGATGGCCTTGGTTGCGGTCTGGACAGGCTCGGGGACCGGGATATTCACGTTCGGCTGAGACATGTCAGTTCCCTTCGGGGTTGCGGTTGGCGTGGAGTTCGGCGATCAGCGCGTCCAGCAGCGCCTGACCCAGGTCGGTTCCCAGCTGGGTCAGGAGTGCGTTCGCGAGTTCGTGGACGTCGACAGGGTGGGTGCCGTCGGCGGCGACCGCGGCGAGAATGCGCGCCTCCTGCGCGGAGATCGCGCCCTGCACCGCGGCGATCTGCTTGGACAGAGTGTCCTTGATGTGACCCAGGTCGCGGTTGTAGCGACCGTCGTCCTTGGTGCCGAGGACCAGCATCTTGTAGAGCTCGGCGATGTGGGCTTCCGCTGCTGCGCTCATGTCGTCCTCCTGGAGAACTCGTGTTGCCGCCCGGAAGGCGGTCATGTTGATCGTGCGGCCGGGTGCGTCACCCGGATCCCACTTGCCGGTGATCGACGTTTCGGCGTGGGCGCGGATCCTCTGCGGATCGGCCGACGAGATCTGACCGTGCTCACGCAGGGCCTGCAGCACGGCGATCGACCACAGCACAGCCGCCCGGTACTGGGCGGTCAGCATCGGGACCGAACCGGCGTAGTCGATCTCATGACCCCACACCAGCGGGTTGAACAGCCGGGTCACCGGCAGAGGGCCCATGCTCCGACCACCGGACGCGCCGGCGTGGTTCGCGGCGTGCGCGGCCATGACATGAATCGACCCGTCCGCCGGGCCAGCCGAGTTGCACAGCGGACCAGAGAGGTCGTCGCGGCCCTCGCGTAGGAGCCGTCGGGTGGGGAAAGGGTTGGAGACGCTCGATGGTGTGCCCGTGTGGTGCACCGAGACGCCGACATAGCGGCCGGTGTAGCCGTTGCCGCGGGTCTCCCAACCTGGCTCGAACGTGACCCTCAAGCCCTTGCTGCGGGCGATCTGAACCGCGCGCAACGTCATCGCGACGACGTTCACCGGTCGGCCTCCGCCCGTAGCTCGTCGGGCACCCCGTCGTACGGGTCGTAGTCGTCGCGGAGATAGTCGGCGACCGGGGCGCGGTCGAGGTGTCCAGTGATCAGCACACCCTCACCGTCGGCGACCACGACGATGTCCACGTCGGCGGCGTAACGCTCGGGGTCGTCGCCCTCGGTGGCGACAGACGACAGATGCGCTCGCACATGCCCCGCCACCTCACCGGCCATCTCCTGCGGAGCCCAGTGGGAATAGGTCAGCATCAGCGGCGCCCCTTTCGACCTTTGTGGAAAAGCCACACCCGCTGCCACACAACGAACGCCGCGAACGCCGCCAGGAACAGCAGGAACGCCGCGGCGCCGGGCGACTGGTTCAGCACCGCGCCCCGGCCGGACGGGGTGGACAGGGTGACGCCGCCCCGCACGTACAGCAACGCGAACAGACTGGAGAACATCAGCAGATGCACGGCCGTCTCACGCTCGGGCCCGCGGGGCAACCGCCACCATTTCGACATCACCGAGTAGTAGATGGGGAACGTCAACGCCGGGATGGCCCCGAGTGCGACCAGACCCACGTAGACAATGAACACGGGGGTGCTCACCGGCCGTCCTCCTGTACTCCCCGAAGCGCTCGTGTCAACCACGTCGTGAAGTGGTTGGCCTCACGGATCTTCTTCCCCTGCGCGTTGACACGTGACGACTCCGCCCGCAGCTGTCGGGTCTCCTCCGCCTGGCGGCGGGTGTCGTCGTGTACCGCCTCAGCCTCAGCGCGTTCCCGCGCCACATAGGCCTCGAGGTCGTCCGGTTTCGTGTGCTTCTTGCGACGCCACCAGATCACTCACGCTCACCGTCCCGCCGGCTCGGAGTACTGGGCTCCAGGCGATCCACAGCCTCTTTCAGAGAGCCCACCAAAGCGATGGTGAGCTTGTCGTTGTCCAGCCCCTGCCGGATCAGCGGCAGCATCTCCGCCACGACCTGCTCCTTCGCCGCGGCGGCTTCCTTCCACAGCACGACGACCGCCTGCAGCTCAGCGATCCGCGCGTCCACCGTTCCGCGGGGCACCAGCGAGCCACGCAGGATCGCGTACAGAATCGCGATGACGAAACCCGTGATGCCGGCCGGAGGGAGCCACGGCAGCAGTTCGATCACGTACACCTCCGGCACGACTTTCACCCGTAGCGCTGTCCACCCTTGGAGCGATACTCAAGGCATGGTCAGACGCGTTCTCGCCTTGGTCCTCGTGCTGGTCGCGGCTGCCGCAGCCGGAGGCGCCACTCCTGTCCTCACGTCCGAGCCCGCCGCCGCTGAGCATCTCGTATGCGACTGGGCCGCCGAGTTCGACACCGCCCTGGCAAGCCTCGGTGAGGACCGTGCCGACTGGACACTGCGGCGGCTGGACAACAACTATGCCCAAACCGACCTCGACACCCTCACCGTCGAGTTCAACCCCGAAGTGCCTTGTCAGCATGTCGGCGACATCGTGCGGCACGAGTGGATGCACCTGCAGCAGGGCCGCTACTACGGAGGCGCGGAGAAGACGTACGCAGCCTACGCAGGCAACCTCGAATTGGTTGAACTGGTCGCCGACTGCGGCTCCCGACTCCTCGGGTCCGGGTACTTGCCGTACCTGCAGCGAGGCTGGGACTGCGATGACACATGGACACAGCGCAACACGACACTGCTGGTTCATTCCGGCGCCTGGACGGCTAGCCTGCCGAGGATCTAGACGTCGGTACCTGAATCGCCTGGATCCACGCCGCCATCGACGATCCAGATGCTGGTGGCGCGCGCTCCGTCCGCGAACAGGTTGCAGTTGCCTGTCCCTGCTGTCCGATTCACGCACAACAGCAGGGACAGGTTGAGGTTGCTGCCCGGCGTATAAGTGGTCTCCTGGGTGATTGTGCCCGTTCCGTCGGGCGACAAGGACGTCGACCCGGCCAGCACCGTGCTTGACACAGCGGGGGTGGAACCATCCGTGGTGTATCGCAGCTGGGAGCCGATGATGTCCGTAGAGATGCTCGAGTTCGGGTTGCACCGGTACCTGATCTGGTAGGCACGACCGGAGGAGACGGGGACATCATCCAGGCGTAGAACACCCACATCCGTTGTGGACGCTGCGCTGGTGCTGGTAGTTATGCGGTCGGCGCGCGCGATGACCTGCCCCAGCTTGTTGCCGGCGATGTCGCCGTCGATTCGCTGGAGCTCGGTGTCGATCGCGACAGCAAGATCCTGACCTAACGCGGCCCCGTTCGGAACTTCGCCGAGCTCCTGGTAGGGAAAACCGTACGTACCCGTAGCACCCATAGAAACTCCCCTTTGTTAAAGCGGAAGAACTATCAGAACAGTGTTAGAGAAGAAGGCGTCGTCGGTGCCAGACATGCGCCTGTACTTCACCTCGAACGTGTTCAACCCTGATTGCAACCCGTCCGATGCGGTAAGACCGAACATACGGGTTGCGCTTCCACCGCCTCCGACAGCGCCGATGTTCGTCCTGTCTCCCACCAGGCTAGGCGGAGAGATGGTCGACGCCCCGGACACCTGGAAATGCAGCTCGCCCAGTGTGCCACTGGCTCCAGCGAGTGCGGCTGAAAGAAACACGAGACAGCGGCGCGACGGACCGATGTACACGTCAGTCAGTGTCGGTACCTGTCCATGATTGAGATCGGCCCACGCTGACGAAGTGGTCCAGTTGTCATCGTCCGTTCCTACGACGTACCGGATCGCGAGCGACTGCGAAACAGGTGCGACGCGGCCCATGACGAAGTACTGGTTGTGATAGCGCATGAGGACCACCACGTCCCCAGTGCCGACCATGACGCTGCCCATCGCGGCGACCGGTAGGTCTTCGAGCACAGAACCCGCGACCGCGATTCGGTTGGATCCTGCTTCCTGGTCCCATTCGACGACGGTCCCCTGGTGGAATCCAACGTCGGCCAGAGGCATCTTCCCGACACCAGGGAACATCAGCCCTCCTCGAATGCGATCTGGTCGGCAACTCGCTGCCGGGTGTTCGCCGACTGCGCGGTGTCGGTATTCGCGAGCGGAAGCGTGATTCGCTCCAATACGTGAGTTCGGGTTTCCTGCGGAGATACCAACCTCACCGGATCCTCCGGTTCTAGGGCTGGGTTCGGCACCGTCTGGAAATCCACCTGACGTGGTAAGCCCAGCGCCCGCCGAAGCAGAGACGCCGCCGCTGACGCCGCCTGCGCCGTCGTCGTGATGAAAGGACTCGAGTAAGGCCGCGGGACTCGACCGAACGAACCATGCCAGTACGTCGGGCTAGTGGGGTTGTTGTCATACGCCACCGCCCTTACTGGGGCATTGGTGTCTGGCGCCTCGCCGGTCACGACCACTGCGTTGTACATGCCTTCGCGGGACAACTTCTGCCGTAACTCCACCAACACGCCGCCCTGACCCGACTTCACGGTGTACACGGGGGCAGCAGGGTCGGGTGGCGTGCTGATTCGCAGAGCGCCAGTGTGGTCCCAGTACCAGATTTTGCCGTGTGACCGAACGGCGTCGAGAAGGAACGCGTACCGATCTGCCTCCGCGATCACGCTGCGGCCGAGCGTGGCAGTGGCGAAGTCGGTGTCCATGTCGAATGTGGCGTCCGGTAGAACCTCGAGCACCAGCTGTTCCACCACGGTCGATAAGGAGGTGGCGGCGCCGAACTGGACCGGCGCCAGCAAGATGCTGTCCTTGACATGAGTCATCCGATCCGACCCCGACAGGCGGATGTGCCCTGGGATCTCGGTTTGCTCCACGTCATCGAGCCGGTAGTAGCCCTGCGACACAAGCACGCGCGAACCCGAACCTAGGACGATGCCGCGCTCGACGAACAGCTCGTTGCCGTACGGCGTGGCGAGATCAGTGTCTGAGGTAGGCCAGTACTCGCTGGATGTTTCGAGTTCGATGGTGCCGCGGACCTCCGCGTTCGCATCCAACGTCACGTCCCCCCCGAAAATGGGGATCTCTGCGCCGTCTGGGTCGGTACCTGTCTGGCCCGGTGCGACGATCCGGGCTCTGGAGCACATCGTGTGCGATCCGCGGAGCGCGGCAAGAAACTCATCGGAGACGGGACGCACCAGACACCCCCCGCCTAGTCGACGATGACGTCACTCGGGTCACCGATGCTGGTCAACAGGTCCTGCCACGAGGTCTCGCCATCGATCACGTCCTGCCAGGTGGCGTACTGGTTGAGGACGCCCTGCCACGTAATCGTCGACCCGACAATCTCCGCGGCGGGGGCCGCGACCTCGGTCAGCGGCAGCGTCCAGAAATGCACGCCCGGTACTGGCTGGTCGTCCTGCACATCCCCTATCACCGCGTACATCGTCGGCACTGGCGATCCGGGTGGGGCGTGTACAAACACGGGATCTCCGCCGGCGACCGCGAAGTCCAACCGCTCGTGTGCCTCCGTGGTGAGGGTCTTCACCGACAGCAGAAGTTCGCGGCCCGCACGCACGTCCGTGACCGCCACCGGAGCGGACCGGCCCACGATCTGGTAGATGGCGTTCCGGGCCCGACGCGTGACGTTCACTTCCCCGTACGCCTCAACCGGAAGGTTGAGAAATGGGCGGGCCACGAACTTCAACCAGACCTGCCCGCCCAGGGAAGGTGTGATCGACGCGGACTGGGTGAGGGTGTCGGCAAGCAGTTCGAACACCACTCCCCGGGACACGGCCGACGCGCCGCCGGTGACGGTGAACGCCGAGGCGCCGGCCGCGGTCGCCGTGGTTTGGATCTGGTACGCCCACGTGATGCCCTGATCGTCGCCCAATGTGGTGGCGGTGTCGCCTATCTCCGATGGCACCCCGACCGGTTGAGTGACCGCGGTCCAGTCGTCCTGCTTCCACCCCACCCACACCAACACGCTGTTGTCCGACGCGGGCGTGTAGGCGGGTGTCGCGATGTCCTGCCCGGACGCGTTCAGTTGCGACGATGTCTCCGCGCCGAGCACCATCTGCGCGCCGCGGAAGGCGCACATCTGCGCCGAGACGCTCATGCCTGCCGCGCCGGCGCCAGTGAACCCCTGGGTAGGGCTGGACTCGGACGCGCCAGCGACCTTGCCGTGAACACGCACGTTTCCCGCGTTCACCAACTCCGTGTATCCGGTTGGTGGTGGGGTGGGTGTGCCCTGGGCGGACGCGCGGGTCGCAGCGAGTTCGAGCAGAACGTCACCGGCTGCTATACCAGCGGGGAGGCCTGGTGTGACCGGGAGATTGGCGTCGTGATCTGCGGTGCCGGCGGAGACGAACGTGATCTCCGCCGGGTACAGCACCCGGTAGTAGTTCGTGACGTCAGCGGAGAACTCGTAGTCGTCGACGGCGATCTGCCCCGCCGACACGGCCATCCTTGACCCGCCGCGCACCGTTGACCACGACACCTCGTCGGTGGAGCGTTCGACAGTGGCCCACACGGCGCCTGCCAGCCCGTCGGCGGTGATCTGCACCCGCGACAGGTGGTCGTCATAGGTCAGGTTGACGGTCACCGGGCCCTGCCCCGACCGGCGATGATGTCGCGTCGTGTCTGCCGGTTGTTGTGGTCGAGCTCAACCCGCACGATGTCGTGGATCTCGCGGTCGCCGACGAACACCCGCACGTTGACCGCCCCCCACCCGCCGCTACTGGCCCCGCCGCCGTTTACTCCGCCGTGCGCAAACGACTGGACCATGGTCGATTTCGGGACCAACGTGTAGCCGAACGCGTCCGCGGTGATCCCGAGGATGTCCGTGGCGCGGCCACGACGGTCCATCGCCCACGGGATGTAGGACTCGTTCCCCGTCTCCGGCTCCGCCCAGATCCTCACCGCACCCGGCACGGCCCTGCCGATCTGGGGGTGGTGCGACTCGCCGAACATGCCGCCCTGCGCGAACGCCACCACACCGCCGTAGGCGGGGGTGAACCGGCCGGCCAGCGACTGCCGCCCAACCTCCTGAGTGTGGACCCGGACAGTCCAACTCAGCACCTTGTGGTTGTTCTTGCGCACGAGGTCGTTGAGCCTGTTCTGCGCCGACGCTGTGTTCGCACTAACGGACACCGAGCCGTCCGGGAGAGTCCGCACCTTGAACCCGAGATCCTGCAGCTTCTTGATCGCAGACTGGGACAGGACACCGACGTTGACTTCCTTCTTCGGCGGCACCTTCTCCACCGCGGCCTTCACGCGCGCCAGTTCGCTCTGTGCCTGCTTCGAACCTGGGGTGATGACAGCCGTGGTCGCCTCGGCCGGGATCGCCAGCACGGAGTCCACGTAGGCCCAGGTCGCTTCCTCGGTGGCGAAGAACTGGCGGGACATGTTGAACAGCTGCGTCCGAGACGCCTGCAGGGACGCCACCAGTGCGGACTGGCCGGCGGCGGCACCACCGGTTGCCTCGGCCTCCTTGGCCGCTGCCTCGGCGGCGTCATTCATCGCCGAAGCCACGCTGTCGAGCATCTCCGCGTTTTCCATACCGTCAGCGGTGTGGATGTTCAACGTCTTCGCGTTGTCCTTGAACAACGCGTTGGCCTCGCCGACAACCTGGACCAGGTTCCGCTGCGCCTCGCGATGCGACAAGGTCACACCGTTCAACCGCTCCAGAGCGTCGACCATCGAATCGAGCGCTGCCGCGGCTTCCTCCGCGGTCATCGCTACTTCCTCCGCGGATGCGGCGTTCTCCTTGTTCGCCGCAGCACCCTTCTTCGCGCCCTCTGCTGCCGCTTCCTGAGCCAGCAGCTCCGCTTCCTTGCCGCCCTTCACGCCATCGATGCCGTTCAGCAGTTCCTCGTACGCCTCGATCTCGCCTTCGAGCCGCTCAACCTCCGCGTTGTTGCCCCGAACCGCCTTGGCCTGATCCAGTTCGGCCTGCTTCGCGTCGATGATCCCCTTCAGCTTGCCCGTCAGGTCGTCGTACGCCGTGCCCTGGTCGAGGACCGCGTCCGTCACGTCCGGCAGGGCGATTCCCAACTCCTTCGCGATCTGCAGGACTCCCTCTTCGGCCAGGGCCTTGGCTGTGTCCGCCCGCACCGACTCGGTGATGGCCCCGTTCTGCTCGTCGATGGCCTCCGCGACGCGCTTCCCCGCTTCCGCGAGCCCCTTCTGCCTTTCCTGCGCAGCACCAGACGCCACCCCGAGTGCCCCCAGGAGCGTGACACCGAGACCGAGCGCGGCACCCCAGGGCCCGGCCATGAACAGCCCGAACTTGCCGAGCGCGCCGGACATCTTCCCGCCGGAGTCGGCCATCGTGCGCATGGACTCGCGGAACGCCAGGAGCTTGGGGGTGGCGATCAACGCGGCGCCACCGAGGACCGCGACCGCGGCGGTGGCGGCACCGACCACAGCAACGACGTCCTTGACCGGCCCCGGCAGGTTCTGGAATGCGGTGATCAAGTTCTGCACCACGTCGAGTCCGGCCTGCAGGATCGGGACCAGGGCCGCCCCGACGTCGATCATCGCGTCCTTGATGTTGTTGCCCGCGATCTGCAGCTGAGCCTCGGTCGTCTCGTACCGCTTCGCCGCCTCGTCTGCGAGGGCCTGGTTCTCTGCCCACGCGTCCGAGCCGGTCTTCAGGGAGTTGGTGAACAGGTCTGCTGCGCCACTGGCACGGAGGAGCGCGTCCCGCACCCGGATCTCGCTCAGCCCGAGCTCGTCGAGGACACCGAACACGTCCTGACCGGACGCCTGCATCTTCCCCAGGCCTTGAATGAACGTGATGATCGCCCCAGCAGCGTCCTTTTTGAACGCCGTCGCGAACTTCGCGCTCGACATGCCCGCCACCTTGGCGAACGTGTCGAGCCTTTCACCGCCGTCATTCGCAGCCTGCGACATTTTGATCATCACGCCGGAGAAGGAGGACCCGCCGGCCTCCGCCTCGATCCCCACCGACGACAGTGAGGAGGCGAACGCCAGCACCTGAGACTCGGTCAGCCCGATCTGCCGGCCTGCACCAGCGATCCGGAGGCCCATCTCGATGATGTCCTTCTCGGTTGACGCGCCGTCGTTGCCGAGCGCCACCAACGCAGAGCCAAGACGGTCCACGTCAGAGGCGCTAGTGCCCATGATGTTCGCGAACTTCGCCAACGCGGTTGCGGCTTCCTCAGCGGTGAGGTTCGTGGTTTCGCCGAGGTCGACCATGGTCTTGGTGAACTCGGCGATGTCCTGCCGCTTGATGCCCAGTTGGCCGGCGGCTTCCGCGACGGCAGCGATCTCCTGGTGCGTCGCCGGCAGGGTGCGAGCCAGACCGCGCAACTCACCTTCGAGGGCGGCGATCTCCTCGTCGGAGCCGTCCACGGTCTTCCGCACCCCGGCGAACGCCGACTCCCACTTCACGGCCTCACGGACCGCCAACCCCATGCCGATCGCCGCCGCGGCTCCGAACGTGAGCATCCCGGCGCCGAGATCGGAGAGTGACTGGCGATGGGCCCGCTGCCTCTCCTCCAGGTCCCTCAGTTCGCGCTTCGCCTTCCGGGTGAACGAGTCAGTACCCTCAAGTTCACGGCGGAGCTGTCCGAGGTCTGCGCCGATCTTGTAGGTGAGTGCCTTGGTCGCCACGCGCTCACCCCCGGCCGGTCACCTGCGGTCGACAACGTGGACAGTCCCCATGCGCTCCGTACGCCAGCCGAATGTGGACGCCACGTTTCGGGTGCCCGGCGTGGTCCTTGACCTGCGGGCCGTCTTCGGTGCGTTGCTTCTCCACACAGCCCTGACACGTCGCCACTTCAGCGTGGTAGGCGTACCGGGAGCCGCCGACGCGCTCGTCCCAGTCCTCCGGGTGAGTGCCGCACTCGGGGCAGCGCCGGTGCTCCCACGCCTGCCACGCCAACGCCTCGTCCTGGTCCGTTTCGGACCACTGAAGGAACTGGGAGAGGGGAATTCCTTTGGGGCCGCAGTAGGCCATGCGAGCCGCGTGGAGGTGGTCGCGGCTCAGCCTTTTGGGTAGCGCGCCTCCATGCTGGTGACGTTCAGGGTGAGGATCGCGGCCTTCAGCGCGTCGACGTCCCCTTCGGACCACTCCGGGGCAGCGAGACGCTCCGCCCACCACTGCTCGTCCTGCAGGTCCTCGTCGGTGCAGGACTCGGCGAGCAGCGGCGCGAGCGCTGCGTCCCAGTCGATGTGCTCCTCGCCCATCCACTTCGCCATCGCCGCGTTCCAGTCGGCCCGATCGAGCGACTGCAGCTCGACCTCGACGAAATGGGAACGGTATCGCTCCCCCGCGTCGACAACCAGCTTCTCGAGCTGGGCGATGTACTCGGGTGTGGACTCTTCCTTGGCGTGGGCGAGCTTCAGGGCGCTGGCCGCGCCGATGTAGGCCTCGTGCTCCGTCGACGGGTCCGACACCTGCACCGGTACGACCAGGCGCTTCCGCTGCTTCGCCTCGAGCTTCTCGCGGAGGCTCACGACGCGGGCAGGGTGACGCCCTCGGAGGGCTCGCTGCGGATCGCGAAGTTCACCAGCAGCTTCGCCGGATCACTCACCGACCGCTGCATGCTGTTGCTGCCGACAGTCACCTGGAACACATCCCCGATCAGGGAGGCGAACCCGCCGTCGGCGATCACGATGTAGCCGTCGGTGTCACGCGGCAGGATCTCCCGCATGTCACCTGCGCCGCGGTCCTCGTCGGCGTAGAACGTGATCGACGAATCTTCGGCGTTGATCCGGCCGGGGATCTTCGACACGAACCGGGTCGCGAGATCCGGGGTCTCCAGGAACGCCGAGTTGGTCATCCAACCGGAGATGTCCGCGATGTCCCGCGTCAGGTCGGTGCCCGCGTCCAGCTCGGCGAAGGTCGGCGCCGCGGGGTTCGCGATCGTCGGCACGAACCGGATCTCGGTGGTGCCCGGCGCGAAGAACCGCGTGATCGCGGCTGGGGTTGTGACCATGGCTCAGTCCTCCTTGCGCCCGCTCGGCGCCTTCTTGGTAGACGTGGACGGCGGCTTCTTGTCGCTGTCCGGTTTGGCGTCCACGGGCGTGGACTGCACCGGCTCGGCCGGTGTGCTGGTGGACCGCGCCGACCGCTGGCGTGGCGGTTTCCCGGGCGCGCGGGATGTCCGCGGCGGCCTCTCTGGCGGGTCGCACTTCTCCCAGCCGTGGCCGGACCAGTGCTGCACCGACGACACCGGGAACCGCGCCGTCCCCGCGTCGGGGTGGCGCATGTAGACGAACTTCACGAGACCTCCATGGGCAGCACGGAGCTGGCGACCGGGAATAGTCGCCCAGAGAGAAAGGGGGTCAGTTGAAGCCGATGGCGGCTGCGGCGGTGTCGAGCGTCTCCCGCACCGTCGCATCCACCTCGGCTTGCTTCGCCTCAACAGCGGGAAGCAGGAACGGGCGGGTGGCTTGAGCTACCCACCAGTCGTTGCCGTACACCGGGTGCCGGAAACTGTCGCCGCGGGCGGTGATTCCCTCGTAAGGGCGGGCGTGCGGAGCGTTGGGCCCGCCGGCGCGGACCGTGACGCCTTCCCGGTGCTGCCGGAACGACGTCACGACTTTGACGCTGCTGGGGATACGGGAAGACCACGACGCGTTCCGCCGCGCCTCACCCGCAACAACCTCGCCGGCGCGGCGGAGCTTTGGCCGGACCGCCTTGCGGGTCTCAGGCTCCAGTCGCCGCATGTCCCGGGCGATCTGCGCCATGGGGTCCATGGGCGTGGTCACAGCAGCGCCTTGATCTGCACGTCGACGGTCAGGTTGAACTCGGCGCCCTTGTCAGTGTGCAGCGGCAACCACACTTGCCCTGCGATCGTTGCGGTCACGCCGGACAGCCCGAGGTTGGGTTGACGGGTCACGACCCTCTCCAGCGCTGCGAACTTCTCCCTCACGCGCGCCTTCGCGGCGCGCATGTCGTCCTTCGGGTTCGTCGCAGCGAACAGCAGCCCGATGGTGATCGTCTCTTCGTCGTTGGCCGCCAACCCGTCTGGTGCCGTCCGGGCGACAGTGACCATCTGGTCGGTGTTCGGTGAGTAGCCGAAGAAGATGATGTAGTCGTTGTAGTCGTTCGTCTGCCTGCCGCCGTCGAGCAGGGCCCGCATGTCGATTTCGGGTTCGGCGGCGAACAGATCGAACAGGTGGTCGTAGATCTCCATGGCCCGCGTGTGCTTGGCTGGCCGGTGGGTGCCCATCAGCCCGCCAGAGGCGCGGGGGTGCCGAGTAGCTCGAGCGCCCGGTTGGGGATGGCGAAGCCCACGAGCCCGCCTGACCTGGCGTCGAGAGAGTCCTCGAGTACGCCCGGAGGGAGATTCGCGACGCTGGAGAACGGCCGCATCGTCTGCCACAGGTGCTCGGTGATGATCCGCGTGGCCAGCAGATGGTTCGCTGCGATAACGCGGGATCCGGCCACATATGTGATCGAGAGGTTCCCGCGAAGCCGCACACCGCTGAACGCTGACACGATGCCCGTGTCCGGTTCCACGTCGAGGTCACCGACCGTCCATGTGGTGTTGCCGTCCAGGGTGCCCACGCTGGTGAGGGAGATCACCGGGGCCCGGTGCAGCACCAATGTTCCGCAGACCCGCCGATGCCGTTCTCCGGAGATAGTGCGGCGTACCAGGACGCGGCCTGTGTGGTTCTCGACCGCTCGGCCCGCCGCGGCGATGAACATGCGGAGGTCGTCGTCGTGGTCGACGGTGTCCAGCGGCAGGCGGAGTTGCTTCTTCGCTTCTCGTAGCGAGATGAGCTGGTCGGTGATCTCCCGAACGTTGAACACGTCCCGGTAGGCGGTGGCGTTGGTCCCGGTGACGACCCACGACACGGTGTGCAGGCCTTCCATGGTGGCGGTGTAGTCCACCGTGTACTCGCCGGTTGCCGTGGGCGGGTTGGTGACGGTGGGCGCGGCAATGGTGCCGTCGGGCAGGCCGATGGTGAGCGTCACGCTCCCACCGTTCGCCGGCGAGCCCGCGGCGTCCGTCACCGACAGGCCGAGGGGCACCACATCGCCGACGTCGTACATCAGGTCACCCCTCTCGCCGATGCCGCTCCGCGTTCCAGCAGCGAACCCTTGGGAGCTGTCCGCTCCAGCGCCCGTGACCCGCCCCGCGACACAGGCGCCACCACGAGCACGGCCCCCACGCCACCACCGCTGCCGGTGGCGACACCATCACGTTCACGGACACCTGTCACCACTCCAACGCCACCACCATCGCCAGTCGCGACGCCGACCCGCTCCCGCGTCCCGGACGCCTCCCCTGCCCCTCCGCCAGCACCGAACGCGCCGCCGGCCACCTCCACGGCTCCCGCAGCCGCACCGGTGCCGCCGCCGCTGCCGGTGGCCGTACCGGTGATGTCGACGACGAGAGGCGGCCCATCCTCAGTCGTGGTTGAGGTTGTCCCTGCCGCGAGGTGCCGGGCGTTGCCAGAGTGGTCCGCCAGGTCCGTGTGGACTTCGAGAGGCCAGGCGGCCCACAGATCCGTCGTGCGCACCGGGGCGGCGCTCGCCCACTCCGCCTCGATCTCGGACTGTGACAGCACTGCCGACCAGGTCCGGACGTTCGCTAGCCGTCCGTCGATCCATTCGGCGCCTGATCCGACGCTGACGCCGGCCAGGGTGATCTGGTTCGCCGCGCTGACCGTTCCTGACGAGCCGGTGTTGGTGACGACCGCGCCGGCCGGGGTGGCAGCGAAGGTCGTGACAGCGCCGCCGGTGCACGTCAAGGCCACCCGCGTCCACTGGCCCACCACCATCTGTTGGTTGAACGAGATCCCCGACGGCCACCACGTAAGCGTTGTTCCGTCCGCGTCAGTGCCTAGCTGCCCGCGGCCCGACCCGGCGGTGGTGTAGCGGCGGTACAGACTGGTGAAGGTGTTCAAGTCCGCGGCGAGGTACACCCATAGGGCGATCGTGAACGTGTCGCTCGGCGGGTCGCCTGGGCCGGGGACGTAGGAGACCCGGTCGGTGGCGGCGTCGAACCGAACTGCCACAGCTCAGCCCTCTCAGGCCATCACGTTCAGGGTGTACGTGAGTCCGCCGGACGGGATGACGAAGTTGTTGCCGGCCGCGAGCGGGTCCGCGGTGACGGTGCCTGACCAGCCGACGGTGCCGTTGGTCTGGGCGGACCACCCCGTCCAATGGGTGAAGTCCTCCGCCGCGGCCACCCCGTTCAGGCGGAGCTCGGCGTTGGTCGCGATCGACCCGCCAGACGCCACCGCCCACGACGCCTGAACCCGATCGGTCTCGGCGGCGGCGTTCGCGGTGCCTGCCGCTCCGGGGTCACCGATGTGGAACTTGATCCACGGGAACGCGGCGGCGTGCGCGTCGAGGAACGTGTTCGCTGCGGACGCGTGCAACCCCGTGGCCATGGACTACTCCTTGCCCTTGACAACGGCGGCGATCTCCTGGCGGAGCTTCTCGGCACCCCACCGCTTGTCGACCCTCACACCAGCGGACTCGGCCTGTTGCCGCAACAGCTCGAGGTCGCCCTCGGGTGAGGTCAGTTGCCGTTGCTCTCCCGGCGCCGCAGTCGCGGTCTCCGACGCCACCGACCTGGGAATTTGGCGGGCCGCCGCCTTCTCCGCGGGCTCCAGGAACATCTCGTGGCCCTTGACGCGGGGGTCGTTCTCCTCGAGGAGGGAGCCGACCCGCAGGGTGTTCGGGACACCCTGCGGGTCGTCGAAGGAGAACGCCTCTTTCACTCGCCACACCATCAGTTGGCCTTCGGGGAGCCCTTGGCGGCCTCGGCCTCGGTGAGGCCTTCGGTGCCGAAGCGAACCTGGTCGTCCTCGCGCAGATCCTCGCCGGAGAGACCGTGCGGTCCCGGCGAGAACATGCCCTTTCGTTCCCCGTCCTTGCCGGGCTTGCGGCCCAGCGGGTCCAGCTCGAGGGTGGCGCGAGTGTGCTCCACCTGGTGCTGCACGTCTGGTCCGTCGACCTGCTGCGGCTTCGCGGGGAAGGTTTCCAGCGGGGGCCGCTTCGCGCCGGTGCGGTTGTCCAAGCGGGCGTCCACGTTGTCGGCGCCGAGCACGGTGGTCCGGCGCTCGTGGCTGGCCTTGGCCTCCTCCACGACACCGGTCCCCGCGTCGGGTCCCTTCGCCGCTGGCGTCTTGCTGCCGCTGGTCGTGCTCTTCTGCTGTTCGGTCGCCATCAGGCAACCCCTTCCTGTGTTGGGCTGTTTCCTACCGTTGGACCGGTTCCCGGCTTGGGTCACCGAGGACGATGACCCCACCGAACGTTCCGCCCGTTGTGGCACCCGTCGTGGCCGCCGAAAGCCGCAGATACCGCTTCGACCCGGTGTACCCGATCTCGAACACAGCGTTGTCGTCGGTTGACGTGACCACCGCGGAGCCCTGCACGTTCTCCGCTGCAGCGGCGGCCCACACCGACCCGTCGTCGGAGTCCTGCACCACAACCGTGTGTGTTCCATCGGTGATGGTCCCGGTGACCACGACCGCCATGGCCGAGTTGAACCCGTCGTAGCCGCCGACGGGGTCAGCGCGGTCCACGGTGGTCCCGTTGACCGTGGCGTTCGCGGAACGCAACGCCACGGTCAACGAGAGCCTCGTGAGTACCTTGTTGTAGAGCGTCTCCCGGGCCATGGCTCAGGTGACGTTCAGCATCCGGAACGCGCCGTCGTTGACGGTGTCCGCGCCGGTCCGGTAGTAGGCGTACCAGCCGCGCTGCCCGGTCGGGCGGCGGTTGGTGCCGAACAGGTGCGGGATGAACTCCACGGTCATGCCGATCCGGTCGGCGATGACGTAGTTGGAGAAGTCACCGAACACCGCCATGTAGTTCTCGGCGGCTGCGGTGATGACCCCGTCCATGTCCTCGGCCTCGTAGGTCGGCTTGCCGAGCAGCTGCGCGGGCCGGTCGTCGCCGAGCTGCGCCCACAGCGACGACCCGCCCGCAGTGTCGAACTGGCGGGCCCGGTTGTAGAACGCGTTCGTAGCCAGCCACGACGCCCGCGCCCTGTAACGGGCCGGGAGCGCGCCCTGCACGGCGTACAGGTCACCGACCGCGAGGGTATCGGCGCCAGCGGAGGTGACGATGCTGGACGACCCGACGAGCGCGGTGACGATACCGGTCGGCTGACCGACACCGGAGCCGATCGCGAGCGCCGCGGCCTCGAGAATGTCCCTGCCCTCCGCGAGCAGGCGAGCGATCTCGGCGGCCCCATTCGCCATGTCCTGCAGCGCCTCGATCGAGATCGGCACGAACCCCTGAGCCTTGTAGTTCGGGATGCTGGGCTGCGCCAGGGTCGGGGAGTCGTCCGACACCTCGGACGCTTCCGCGTCCCACGACCACGACACCGCACCGGCGGACACACCGTTCCACACGTCGCCGGTTGCGACGACCTGCCGGGCGATGCGGCGGATCTCGTTCAGCGACCCGTTCGCGGTGATGATCACGGTCGGGTCGAGCTGAAACGGCACCAAGTATCCGCCGGCGCTGTCCGTCAGCGACATGGCGCGCACAGCCTCGAGAGCACGCTTCTCGGTGTCGTCGAGCTCGTGGGTCCTGTTCGTTGCCGCCTTGCTGAATGCGCGGATGTACGCCGGTGAGCTCGCGGCCAACACCAACCTCGCGAGGGTGGCGTCCTTGTCGTCGAACCGCTCCACGATATCCGTGGCCGCCGCCCGCACCTTGTCGTTCGCGGACGGCATCTTCTCGATCGCCGACAGCGCACGGGCGGTCAGTTCCTGATTGAGGGACTCGCGGGAGCGCCCGAACGAACGGACCTCGGACAGGTTCCACGGGTCACGGAACCGGAGATCCTCGACACTGTCCGGCTCGAGGATCGCGTCCCGGTCGTAGTCGCCGGTGCGGGCGTCGCCCGCCGGGGCGTAGGCGCCTCGCTCGAGCCGCAGGTTCGACGCGTGCGCACCGTCCGCCGCGGACTTGATCTGCGCGAGCTGCAGCTGCCGCTCGAGGTACTTCCGGTGCTTGTCGACCGTGCCGAACTCCTCGCGGAGCTCGTCGAAGTACTTCTGGTCCTCCGGGGACAGATCGTCGAGCTCGGCGAGCCGCTCGATCTCGGAGGTCACTTCCTTGAGCCGGTTGATCGACTGGGAGTGGGTCAGGGTGGGCCCCTTGTACGTGGTGGCCGTGCCCGTGTTCTCTTCCGCCATGGCGGGGTCACATTCCTCTCATGGAGAGCAGGTAGCCGCGGGCGTGCTGGGCGAACTCCTTCGCGGGGTTGCCCTTCGGCTGCGGTGTGGCGGACGGGTGCTCTCCAGGCGAGGAACGGTCACCGGCCGGCGCGACGGATGCCTCCGTCGGGTGGCTGGCGGGCGGCTCCTGGTTGGGGGGCGGCGCGTCGTCTTCGGTGTTGCGGTTGGCCGCGTCCACAAGGGCCACGGCATGCGCAAGGGTCCTGCGCGTCTCGGGGTCGGTGAGCCGCCCGAGGTCGATCGTGACGACCTGGGAGCGGACTCCGACGCTGGTCTCCTCGTAGGCGGGCCACACGACGGGCCCGACCTCGGGAGCTTTGAGTTCCTTCAGGGTGCGGCGGATCGGGCCGCGGTCTCCGCCGCCGGTCCACAGCAGGTCGAGTAGCTCATCGGCCTTGATCAGCTTGCCTGAATTGTCGCGCCACTCCTCGCGGACGACCGAGAACCGGAAGGACATGCCCTCTACGCCGCCGTCACGGATCGCGTCGCGGAACGGTTGGACCAGCCAGTTGTCGGACAGGCGTCCGACAACGTGCAGGCCGTGCGCGTCTTCCTCCGCCACGTCCCAGCGTCCCAGCGGAACGGAGCCGAGGAGCGGATGCCGGCCGTGGTCGAACTGCATCTTTGGGGTCCGCTCACGCAAGCTCTTGCGGAACGCGCCCGGCGCGATGACCTCCTCGAACGTGCCTTCCCACGAATCGATCATGGTGACCGCGCCGAACACCGCGCCGTAGCCCTCGATGGTGAGACCGTCGCTGTCGCTGTCCTCGTCGGCGCGGACCAGCTCGAACGGGACGGACCTGCACAGGTTCTCCCGAGCCAGGGTGCGGTGTTCGGTGGTGGTCATCCCTGATCACTCCTGGTCGCGTCATACTTCGCCGGCATCGGCCAACCCGGCGCCGGCGTGTTCGTGAGATCCCGTGCCCGCACGAGGAGATCGCGCTGCGCCTGCGGCAGCGCCGCCAGCTCGGTGCCGGACATGACCGCGTTGAACGCCTCCTCGTACTCCGCGGACGCGAGCAATGTCTGCGCTTCGTCGCTCATGCGGTTCCTCCTGGAAGAAGCTCGAGATGCTGAACAGGCGGCGCGATGACGGGGGTCCAGCCGCGAGTGATCAGGGCTGCGACCACCGCCTCACCGCGGACGGTGACCGGTGGCTGACCGGTGCCGGGCGGCTGGAGCTGCACGGAGTACAGGCCGGAGTGGACCAGCAAACGGAAGTCGTTGGCCTCGACGGCGGCGACGACGGAGTCCGGGGTGTAACCGGCGTCGACGAGACCCCGGATCGTCGCTGCTCGACGTCCCTGAATCTCCGCGGCGTCCTTCTCGTCTTCCCTCAGGAACGGCACATCGTGGGCGTCGTACCAGAGCCGGACACGGTCCCCGCCGGCCGGTCGCCGCAGCAGCGGCTCAAACGACCCTGTGACGTTCTGCCACAGCGGGTGCATCGTCCCGTCAGCGAGTCGCCGGCGGGCCTGGCCGTAGTTGGAGTAGGTGGCGGACTCGAGGCCCTTGGCGAAACCGGCGATGATCGGCGGCACTCCCGCGGCCGCCGCGATTCGGGTCTCAGTGGCACCAACCAGCTCGGTGAACGTCATGTCGTCGAAGTTCGAACCGACCACGGTGGCGTCTGCGCCGCCGCCGAGGAAGAGCATCTTGTAGGCATTCTCGATGCCGACGTGCTCGGCCTCCATGATCGCCTTGAACTTCTTGAAGTCGTCGACCTTCACGTCCTTGTCGACCTTCACCACCATGTTCACGGTGGCGCCGTTCTCGAAGAACTTCTGCTGATGGCGGGTCATCAGCTTGTCGTTGGACAGTTCCCTGATCACCGGCGTCAGCCAGGACATGCCACGCCACGCGCCCAGCGGGTCCGGATGGGGTGCGAAGTGGCTGACCTCGGTCAGCAGGAATGGCACCGACTCGTGCCCCGACTGGACACCGCCCTCGGTGTACAGGTAGCCGATGCGGCGGTAGCCGACCTGGCCGCGTTTGCCGTTCCCGGCGTCCATCAACCGCGGCTTGAGAACGATCTGCATCCAGTCCGGGCGCAGCACCACAAGCTCGGACTGGCCGTCACCGTCGATTCTCGCGAACGAAGTGTCCTCGATGGCGTAGCTGTTGCCGGCCAAGTCGGCGTACTGGATCGTTTTGTTCAGCAGATCCTGGGTGGTGCCGCCGAACCAGGGGCGTTCCAGCTTCCCCAGCTCCGCGGAACCGAACATCCTGCTCGGGGATCCGTCGGAGAGTTGCTGCCATTGGAACCGGATCGCTGAGAAGATCAACTGGCGAACGGCCATGCAGGCGAACACTGGCCCGTTGGCCATGTACGCCGCCTGCGCGTAGCCGACCAGATCGTTCGGGATACGCTCCGCCGGCTCCGACCCCAGGGTTTGCTGAACATCGGCCAACCCGTAGGTGTTGCCCTGGAACATGAACTCGTTGAGGACGCCGAGGTAGTCGTCGACGGTCGTGATCGACCGCGCCGTGTCGGGCGCGCGGACATCGGAGATCCGCTCCAGGAGACCCATCAGGCGCCGCCGACCCGCTTACGCTCGGCCGTCGCCTTCCTTCCCGGGCCGCCGGCATCCAGCCAGCCGACCTTGATCGCGGCGATCACCCACGCCACGCCAAGGAACGCTTTGGCGATCAACCATCCGATCGCGAAGAACACCGCAGCGAACGCCACGGCGATCAGCCTGCCGACGTGGATGCCCCTGGCTTCGGTGTTGACCTTGTTGACGAAGCCTTCAGCAGCGACCGTCACGCCTGCCTCCTCTGCGGATCGTCATCAGGCGTGCAGTGCCCACGGTGTGCTTCCAACGTCGTTGCGGACGTGCCAAGCGGCGCGTTCGACCCCCATGACCCCGCACACGGCGAGGTCGATCTTTCGGGGGCTGTCTGGCTTGTCCTTGACGATCCGCGCGCCACGCGAATCCCGCTTTAGGATCGTGTTCGCGACATGCCGCGCCAGTCGTGGATCACCCGAGTGCGTTAATCCCTCGTCCACCACGAGCTCGTAGAACCGCTGGGTGGCCGGCCCCATGCGCTGCATGGTTTGCGGGAACACCGCAACCGGCAGGCCCTCTTCCTCGAGTTCCTCGGCAGCGTCCAGCCACAGGTACTCATCCCAGGCGATCTCCACGACATCCCAGCGCCGGCACGCTTCGCGGATCACGTCCTTCACTTCGGCGCGCGGCACCCGCCAGTTCTGGTCCTGCGGGTCCTTCTCCCACAGACCCACCACATCGAGGTGCGGACGCTCCTCGATCGAGGTCACGGTGATCGCGGTGCAGTCCCCAGATTTGGAACCGTCGAAGGCGATCACGACCCGCGCGTGGTCGGCGATCACCCGGTCGGGGTCTTCGCACGTCGTCCAGGCGCCATCCGGCAGCCACGGCGTCGAGGAGACCACCCAGATGTTCAGGCGCTTGGTCTTGAAGTCGGCCTCCGGCATCTTCCGGCAAGCCGCCTGCATCTTGTCGAGGTGCAGGAAGTCACCGAGCGCCGGATTGGACGGCGCCCAGTTCCGCGGGTCCCGGTAGTTGAAGCCCTTGGCGCGGTGGGCGGTGGTCGCGTAGATCCGCGCTCCGAACCGCGGGTCGGTTACCTCGCCCGACATGATCGTTTCGACGTACTCGTGTTGTGCCTTGCACACCGACGTTTGCCCCGTCGAGTCGGTCATCACCCCGAACGTGGAGATCGCCAACACCAGCGGCTGTTCCCGAGTGTCGGAGCCCTGGTTCATGACGTTCCACAGCTCCCAGTTCGGCTGGGCATGGAGTTCGTCAAACAGCACCCGTGAGGGGTTGAGGCCTTCCTTGGTGAACGCCTCCGCCGACAGGGCTTTGTAGACGCTCGACTCTGCCGGGTACTCGATCGCGTCCCGGTACACCTTGAACAGCCCGCCTTGGCTCGCATCCAGGTCAGGCGAAGCCTCGATCGTCTTGCGGACCTCAGCGAAGATCAGCTTCGCTTGGTCTTTGTCGCCGGCGCACGAGTACACCTCCGCGCCCGGCTCGTCCAACAGGCCGTCGATCGCGAACCCCGCGCCGAGCAGACTCTTGGAGTTCTTCCGGCTGACCAGGACCAGGTAGGTCCAGTACACCCGGAACCCGTCCACATCCAGCCGGAGGACATCGCAGACGAGGTCGCCCTGCCACATCCGCAGCTCCATCAACTGCCCCGCGGCCGGACCCTTCGTCAACCTCACATAGGACTCGATCAAGTCACAGGCGTCGAGCCCGTCGGTGTTGTCCTCGGTCCACAGTGTGTCCTCCGGGACCCACAACTCCGGGCCTCGGGGAAGCTCATTCGCGAACCGCGGTGGGGACCCTTTCGGAAGGCGGACCCCATCACCGATGTCAGTCGCCGCTCGCAGCCCGACGCGTGCGGGTAGGACGCTCGGCAGCACGAGTTGCCCGGCGGTGCGCCCGTCGAGCGAGGACCGTTTCGGCGTCGCTGGCGCCCTTGTTCTTGCCGACCTTGACGCCGAGCCGTCCACCGTCGGAGGGATTGAAGCCACAAAGCCCCTCCCATTTCGTGATCTGCTGCTCAAGAACGCGCAGCATCGCCACGGCGGGATGGGCGACCAGGCCGCCGCGCTGGCCCTTCACGAACGGCCCGTCCTCCTCGAGCGCCCACCGCAGGTGGGCCTCCTCGACGTAGGCCTTGCACAGCCGCTCCAAGATCCGGCGGTCCCGCTGCACCGACAGCCACGCCTGCCCCTGCGTCCACATCTCCCGCCACACCGCGACCGCAATGTCCGCCTCGCAGATGTCACAGCCCTCGTCGTCGGACCGCGGATCATCTGGCTGGAACGTGCACGACCGCGACCGCTCCGCCGTGAACAGCGCATCGGGCGGGCTCGGAATCCCGTTCGCCGATGGCAGCTCGACCACCGTCTCCGGGAGCGGCCGGCCACCCGAGTCCCGGCCGGCGGAGCGACCCGACAAGGCCTTCTGCTCAACCGGTTTCGGAGGGCGACCCATGCTCAACACCCCCTCACCAGGTGTGATCTGGCCCTGGCGATCTCCTCAAAGTTCTGAGCGTGTGAACGGGCAGCGGCGACGGGTCAGGGGCTTAGGGCTGTGACCTGCGACGATAGGGTGCCCCCCTACCCTCCAGTCGATCTTCATGTGGATCATTGTCGGTCGCGTTTGGCGCTGTTGCATGATCGACACAGCACGCGTAGCTCGCCTGCCTCGGCTCCACCTGCTGCCACAGCGTGGATGTGATCAGCTGTGAGATCGTGGGACTCGTGTGCTGGTCGCTTCCAACCTGGACAGAACCAGCCGTGCACGGTGACCCAGTCGGCTACGGACTTGGCCCTGCGCTGCTGCTCCTGCCACGTGTACGGACGGACGATTCGCTTCGCGCGTAGACGCTGACGCTCGTGGGCTACCTGGCACCCGCGGTGCCTGCCACCGTCGGTGGTCAGGTGTCCGCAGGAGAGGCAGGGCTTGGAGGGCACAACACACTGAGGTCGACGTCGGCGGTGACAACGAGGACTTCGACACCGTCGGGCAGGTTGGCCTTCAACTGGGCGTGCGCGAAGGAGGCGTGCTCCTGGGTGGCCCGCCTGGGGAGGGTGGCCACCAAGATCTCCCCCGGCTTGATGTCCAGCCGCCTGATGGATTCCAGCTCGATGGTCTGGCTCATGATCCCTCCCCCCTCATTTGCAGATGCGAGTGTTTCCCCGGGAGTCCGGGCAAGAACGATCATGCAGTGGGAGGAGTCCAGCCCAGCCTGATCAGCAGGTCCCGGGTCGCGTCCGGCAGGAGCACGTCTGTCTCGGCGCCGACCATGTCCACCTCGACCGCGATCACGTCGAGCTCGACTGACACCAGCTCGCCCGCGGACGCGTTGATGCGGACACCACGCACGGCGCTGGACACATCCACACCATCGACGGTGACCGCGCCGCTGACGCCGTCGGAGGTGAAGCGGACAGCGTGGGTGGTCTTGGCCGCGGTCACGCGCTGGCGCCGACGATGACGATGTCGTACACCACGCTCGACCCAGCCCCCGAGTTCACGATGTCGACCAAGTCACCCGTGCCTGCGGTGACCGCCACGCCCGTCGCGTCGGGTGCGACCCAGCAGAACATCCCGCCCGGTCGCACGGCGATCCCGTCGCCTGCGGCGAGGAACAACGAGACACCGTTGCTGGCGGGGCGGGTGACGTTCACGTTGTTCACGTTGCCCGCGGCTGCCTTCACCATCACCAGCTTGATGCGGGCGAACGACAGAGCCGCGCCGAACGCCCCGGTCAGGGACCCCGCCAGGTCGAGCGAGTCGGTGGCCGAAGCGGCGACCTCACGCTGGTCCGACCACACCACGTCGGCCTGGTTCGCACCCGTGCCGTTCGTGAGCTGCTTGCGGAACGCGACGGAGAGCGGGGCGGTGAGGGAGACCAGGTCGAGGGCGCCGGTCTGCGTCGCGTCCAACTGGACGTTGAGGCGGGTGTTCAGCGCCATCGTGGTGCTCCCTTTGGGTCAGGCTTCGATGAGGATGAGGACGGTGGCGACGCCCGCGAGGACCGTGCCTGCGATGACCAGGCCGTTGCCGACTCTGCCGCCGATGAGGACACCGAGCCCGGCACAGAGGACAGCGAGGGGGATGAGCAGGGCACGCAGCACGTCACACCTCCGGAGCTTGGGCGATCTTGAGCAGGAGGGTGGACAGACGTCCGCACAGAGAGGAGCGGCGCAGAGACCACACCTTGAACGCCTTCCGGTCACGATGGTCGAGGGCGGTGTTGATCTGCTCCTCGGCGCGCTCGATGCACTGGCGGAGCGTCGCGACCTCTGGGTAACGGTTGGTTCGGACGAACATGGGGAACCACCCCCTGAACACGACAAAGACCCAGGGCCTGGTGGCTCCTGGGTCTGGGCACACGGGTGGTGTGTGCCGTCAGATTAGCCGATCACCCGCTGGTTATCCACACAGGTCAGTCACGGCGTGTCTGCGACAACCCCGAGCTGCGCCTGATGCTCCAGATCCCTGACACGCTGCTCCACCATCTCTGTGGGTGTCTGATGCTCCGGGTCGATCGGGTACCAGCCAGACTGCCGCCAATGATCAAGCGCCTTCACAGGACACTCAGCGGTCTGCTTGACGTTTGGGTGGGCGATGCGCACGAACTCCGTCATAGTCGCCAGTCCTCGCGGTAGCCCGGACGGTCCGCGTACGGCAGGGCCAGCGAGCGGAGAGTCCGGCAGGGGTAGAGCACCCAGTGAGATCCGTCGGTCTCGGTCGGGTCGGTCGATTCGCAGAGCCGGCAGTATCCGCTACCGCCGTCTCGGGAGTGCAACTCGATGAGCCGCCGTTTGGCGTCGCACTCGGACAGCACCCGAGCAGGATCCCATCGAGCGATGTGGTGGGCGGCCTCGTCGTAGACCTCATGGACAACGAAATAGATCTCGCCAGCGGCGAACACACTGGGCAGCTTCTCGGGGTGTGTCTCGCGAACCTCCCAGTCGTAACGGGGCATCATCTGATCGTTCGTCTCACGCGCGACCTGCTCGTCTTCGGTGATCTGCTCCAGCAGCCACGCCGCCAGGTCGGTACTCATGCTGCTGGTTCCCCCGTCTCCTCGTTCTCGACACCCGGCAATTCGCACCCCAACAAGCGGGCAAGGAAGTACAGCTTGGCCCTCGGCCACGGCTCAGCGCACGCCAGACACCGCACCTCGGTGACTTCGAGGTCGCCGCGGGTGTTCTCCGCCAACGCCGCCTCCAGCGCCGCCGCCCGCTTCAACTCGCCGTCGGACTCGTCGACCCGCCACACCGTCCGCTCCCCACACACGTCCACAGGGCAGGCGTGGCCCCACAGCGGTACCCGCTTCGGTGGATCGAGGAGGGTGCGAATGCTGTTCACCCACGCGCGCAGGAAGGCACGCAGACCCAGCAGGGCTTCGAGGTCCGTCGAGCCGCCCGCTGCGGCGACCGTCGCGCGCAGGCCGGCTTCGATACCCGGTGCCTCGCTGTGCGCGTCGAACTCGGAACACAACTCCGTCATGCCCGCGCCGATCGTGTTCCACAGATCCAGGGCGTCCACCGCGAGCGGACTTGAGTTCGAGGACCGGCGCCGGCCGCCGCGGCTCGACGAGTTCGCCACCTCATCCCGCAGTTGGTCCAGCAGCGACAAGCCCTCGTGGCGGGTGACGGTGCCGTCCTCACGCCACACCGACCTGACTTGCACGTCACACAGGTCGTGGAGGGCGTCTCGGACCTCTTCCATCGTCTTGTGAAGAAGACGGGGATCACTAGGGGCAGTCACCGAGGCCTCCATGGGGTCGACGCCCAACTCTTCGGCTCGCCCGGGACCGTCTGAGCGTCGTCGGCGACCCACCGATTCATGTTGTCGACAGCGACCCGCCACATGTACGCGAACGGCTCACCCGACCACGGGGCGGGTGCTGCGACCCTGCGGACGTTCAGGATCACCGGGTCAGGCGGTGGCTCCATCGGGTCCGCATCCGCCGCTGAGATGAACCGATAGTGCGGCGTTCGCGGGGGCGCCACAGCGACCGTGTGGCGCCCCTCGGCCATGAAGTGGCGCACCGTCGCTGCTGAGCGTTCCATCCATGGGTGCTCAGTGCCCGGCATCGGTGGCCACGAGAAGGCAGGGGTCTCAACCGCCGCCCGCTCGATCTGCTCTGTCTCCTCGATCGCCGCGCGAAGTTGGAGGACCGAGTGCATCTCTTCGATGCGTGCCTGGATCTCGTCCTCGCTCATCCCGTCCCAGTCGGTCATGTGTCCTCCATCCGGACCCGCTCCGCACTCTCGCCGGCGCTCGACACACCACTCGGCGTCACTGGCCCCACTTCCGGCTCCTCGTGCCGCTGGCCATCGTGCGATCGGGGATGTCCGCCACCTGTCGTTGCCATGCTGTCCTCCATCCGGATAGTGCCCCGCTGACGCCAGTACCGGTTGAACACACCCTGCGAGTCCTGGCCACGCTCCACAAGAGCACCCGCAGAGCCCGGCCCAGACCTCAGCGACCCCACCGCCTCACGCCACGACGTGTACTCGTCCACAGTGGGTGGGCAGAAGCCGTAGCCCGGCCTGGACACGAGCCAACGGCCGTCCTGCTTCCGGATCGACGGCTTCACCGCGCCTCCCTCTGCCACCAATGCAGCCCGAGACGACTACGCCGCTGCTTCCGGGTCTCGCGGCGCCACTCGTTGTGGGCGACGATCCGCTGTGTGCCGTAGTCGGCTGCCGGCACACGGACCACAACCCACACGGTCTCGCAGTCGCACTCCCAGACCGTGCCCTCGCGGTGGAGGGTTGAGACGACGCCGAACACGCCACCCGGGATCGCGCAGGTGTGGGGTGGTGATCCAGGCTCGTGCAGGATCCGTCCGGTCATGGCGACTCCTCGGATGCCGGCCGCCATCGTCCCCAGATGATGTCCTCGTACACCGACCTCATGACATCCACAGGGCGGCGTTCCCACTCAACCCCGGAACGGCGCTCAACCTCCGCCACCACGACGTCCCAGTCCTCCGGGCGAGTCACCGCGCGCAGGTGCAGCGTGGCTTTCTCGGACTCGACCGCCGCCGCGATCAGGCCCTTGAAGCCGACCCCGCACGCACCCAGCGCTGCTGTCGCGCCTGCCTCGCGGAGCACGCTCTCCGGGAGCGGGAAGAACGGTTCGTCGACCACATCACCCATCGGTGTCGACCTCCTCAGCTCAGTGCGTTCCTGCTGGAGATCGGTCATGGGGTGCCGCCCTCAACCATCCAGCGCGGGATCGGGATGGACCGCGCGACGCGCACCAGCACGAGCCGGTCAGGCCGGCGAAGACCGAGCCGACGTGCTGTGCCGCGTTTGATCGGGGTCATGGGGTGTCCTCCCCCGCCAGACCGAACCGGGCCTTGAACACAGCCACCTGGTCCGGGTACACCACCCACGAATGCGGCTTGCCGTCGGATGCGGCGCTGGTGCTGTCCTCCGCGAAACACGCCAGGCAGCCCTCGCAGTAGTCCTCGCCATGTTGCGGGGAGAGGTCCAGCGTCTCGATCGGCTGGTCGCCGACGCCCAGCAGGTGCGCGATCATTGCTGCTCCTCGACCAGATCCGGACACAGCAACCGAGCGAAGTCCAGTGCTGCACGATCGTCATCGCGTACCAACTGACTGCAATCGGTTCCCGCCAGCGGCGCCCGCTGCTCGGCGATCGCCCATTTGCCGCTCGACTCCTGGAGCCATCCGATGAGCGCGGGGGCTACTGCCGGGGACAGAGCAGCGATCCACCGAGCATCCGCCCCAGAGTTGATGTTGGACAGGTCGGCGACCGTCGACCATGAGGTGGTCTCGTCGTCCTCGTGCCTCACCTCAACCCACCACGCCCCCGGGTGGCCATGTTCGGTCAGATTCTTCGCTGCCCACACGCCAGGAGACGCCTTGGCTGCGAGGTCTCGGATGCGGTCAGCAGCCGCCACCAACAGCTCACTCGGAGTCATCGTCTCTCCCGATCAAGTCCACCTTGAGCGCCAGCATCTGCTCGGCAACCCGCTGACGCTGCGCAACATCCATCGTCATGCTCTGCTGAAGAACGAGCGCCGCCCACTCCAGACCCGCGCACACCGCGAGAGTCGCGATCTCCTCGGTGGTGAACTTGTCGTTGCGGAACTCAGCCGCTTGCTGGTCGATCATCGCCAGCACCGTTGCCTTGTCGATCATCGGTCAGCCTTTCTCGGGGTCTTCCAACACACCCGACCCGCCAGCGACAACAACCACCTGAACAGGGCCACTGGCCGGGGAGATGTCCACGTAGCTGCAGACGACCCGGCAGTTCTCGGCGACGGGCGTCATGATCGTGTGCCCCTCGGGGATGACCGGCAGATCCACCGTGTACACGGTCTCCCGCGTGCCGCGCTGCACCTTCACCTCGGTCTTCACGTCTCAGCCCCCCTCTTCCAACACACCCAAAGCACCAGCAACAGCCCGAAGGGTGGGGCACGGCGACATCTCGGCGCACTCGAAGCACCGGTTGTCCGGGTCGGCTTCGAGTCCGCGATCCGCGCGATGCAGCCGCAGCGTCTCCAGCACGGCGTCCGCCAACTGCTCGCCGTGGACTGTCTCGTCCGGGTCGAGGATCTTGGCCATCACACGCTCTGCGAGGTCACTCACTGGGACAGTCCCTCCCCACCCGGCAACGGATCGAACCGCTTCGGATACAGCACCGCCTGCAACCGCATCAACCCGTCGCCCCCTGTCGCGCCCATGCCGCGCAGCCGCCGATTCGCCCGCCACGTCTCCGACAGAGCCTTGACCCGCCAGACGTGCGGGATCCGCGGCCACGTGTAGTTCCGGAACCGGTGACGACCCAGGTGCCAGCGTGGCTCGTTGCACGGCCACGTCGGCCCGTACGGTCCGTGAGAGCGGAGCCTGTGACGGCAGGCGCCTTCGACGATCGGGAAGTCGCTCTTGTCAGCCATTGGTTAGCCCTTCCCCACGCAACCGGTGCGCCGGGCAGAAGTCCTGCCACCGGTCGCCGACCTTGGCTCTCGTCCATCCGCGTCGCTTCGCGGCCCTCCGCAGGCTGCGAGCGTCGTCGTGCGTGCCCACGCCATCGTCGACGTCGGCCCACTCGCCGCAGCCGCCATCGTCTGCGTCGCAGAACAGCGTCGAAAATCGCCGGACCGTCATGTCACCCCTTCCCCACGCAACACAGAAGCCCGCCCCCTCAGCAACCGCTGCATGTCGTCGACGCCCTCGTCGTAGGTCGGCATCGACTCCGGGTCCGCCTGGTCGTCGTCGTCCATCACGCCGAGACTGATCGGCAGGCACTCGGCGAGCCGGTCGAGTTCGGCTGCCACGATGAGCGGAGCCGCAGCCTGAAGCACGTATCGCGCGTGATCACGGCGCAACTGCTGACCGCCCCACGACACGTCCACGGCTGCTTCGATCGCTTCTTCTGGGATAGGGAACACATCACCCACCCCTTCCTGGATCGTCATTGGGTCACCACCGTTCGGTCCGCAGGTCGCACTGACCCGCCTACCGAGCCAACCCCTTGCGGCGTTGACGTTGAGCACGTAGCTCTTCCCGCAGCGGTCCGACTGCCGGACGACGCAAGCGTCACCGGTCTGACATCGGTTCTGTCGGGCTGCTCCCGGCGCAACTCGCCGGTGCTGGCCAGGGCGGCCAGGTTCAGCGCGGCGTTCTCGTCCCGATCAAGGACGAGGCCGCACGCCATGCATGCGTAGGTCCGCACCGAGAGTGGCAGCTTGGCTTTCGCTGTCCCGCATCCCGAGCACGTCTTGCTGGACGCGAACCAACGGTCCGCGACGATCAACCGGACACCCGCGGCGTCCGCCTTGTAGGTCACCTGGCGGCGGATCTCCGCCCAGTTCGCATCGGCGATTCGACGGGACAGTCTGCGGTTTCGCAGCATCCCGGCCACATGTAGATCCTCGATCACGATCGTGTCGAAGTCCCGGACAAGGCGGGTGGTGAACTGGTGGGTGTCGTTACGTCGAAGATTGACAACTCGGGCGTGGATGCGGTCAACCCGCGCTCGCGCCCTACGCCACCGGCTCGACGACTCCAGGCCGACCTTGTGCAGCGGCCCGCGCCGCCGAGAGCACACCCGTTGAGCGCGACGCAGCCGACGAAGCGCGGCATCGAGACGCCTGGGGTTAGGAACACGCTCGCCAGTTGACAGCGTGGCCAACTCCTTGATTCCCAGGTCGACCCCAACAACGCCCGTGTCGCCCTGTCGCTGCGTAGCGGGTTCGCCCAGTTCGACGGCGAACGCAACCTGCCAGCGCCCCCGCCGGAAGCTGAGCGTCGCCGACTTGATCTGAGCAACACCGGACTCGACGCGGCGAGCGAGTTTGCGCGTCGATTCATGGGTCCTGATCACGCCGATGACTGGGAGACGCACGTGCCGCCGGTCGCGGGTCAGCCCGAAGATCCCGGTAGTGAATCGGCACGACATTCGCGATCGATGCTTGGTCTTGTAGCGCGGCATGCGAGTCCGGCCGGCGCTGAGGTTGCGCAGAGCAGCGGAGAGGTTCGCGCATCCGGAGGCGTATGCCTCCTTGCTGTTCTCCTTCCACCACGGCGCGACGTCGCCCTTGGCGGCGTTCCATGCCCGACGCAGGGCGTATGCAGACGTGTCGATCCAGGGAGTGAGCTGCTCGCCGCTCAGGCCGTAGCTCTGCTCCGCCGCTCGCTGCGCCCAGTTGGCCTTGACCTTGGCCAGGCACCAGTTGAAGGCCATGCGGGTCGCCCCACAGTGACTCCGCATCGCCTCGATCTGGCGGACGGTCGGGTCAAGAGCGAACTGGTACGCGCGGATCACCGTTCGGTCACCACCCCAGAACCAGACCCAGAGCCGCCGTTCTCGATGTCCTTGAGCACCTTCTCCGTGCCGACATAGTCCGCGCCCTCGTGGATGCCACCAGCGTTCCCGATCAACGTGGGTGCCCATCCCTCACCGACGAACGCACGCGCCGCGCTGACCGTCATTGGCTCCTTCATCGCGCCCCAGCAGGCGTCCTTAGTGGTCAGCCACTGCGCCAAGCCCTCGGCGTCCGGGAACACGGGTGAGATCGGCGAACCCTCCGACACGGTCTCCCACAGTTGCCAGCCCTCGCCGGTCGGTGGCTCGGTCGGCTCCCACGCCTCAGCCTCGGCGCGCTGGCCTTCGTACACCTCCGCGCTGCCGTGACCCTGGCAAGTGGAGCACACCTCCGGCTGCCCCTCTCGGACACAGCGGGCCCGGACCACAACGCTGGCGTTGATCGAGTCATGGCCGAACCCCAGGATGGACCACTCGTTGACCTGCTGCGGGGTTGGGACGGGCTTGGGGTCGATGTCCTCCCAGCCGTTCGGGCCGATCTGGCGGGTCAGGTCCCACAGCCGATCGGCTTCGAGTAGGGCCGCAACGTCGTCCTCGGCGAGGTGGTGGCTCCACTGCCCGTTCCACAGGTCGGCGAGCCGCTGAGCCTCGCGGCTGATCGCGAACACGCCGCTGCCGTAGAAGGCGGGCGAGTTGGTGACGTTCCGCTCCGCGAACGCGCGCACTGCTGGCGTGTCCGCCGTGAGCGGCGTTGAGCCGTTTGAGGCGGGATCGAACGGCGCGTACCCGTACCAGAGGTCGAACAGGTGCTCTGCCTGCGGCGAGTAGCCGCTCTTGCAGTCCGGGCACTTGTCTTCGTGCAGCCGATCGGGCATGAGATAGCCCTGCCATACCTCGTTGAGCAGCCAGTCGAAGTCGACCGGCACCCGCTTCACTTCGCGTCCCATGCCCTTGCCTCTTTCCGGCTAGCCGTGTTCACCAGTGTACACGAGTGGTAGCTGAGGTACCATCGTGGCCATGCCCGACGAGAAGAGCGTCCGAGAGCTGCGAGCCACCCTCGCCGACGTGCTCAACGACGCCGCCGTCCGAGGCCAGATCACCTACGTCACCTCGCGCGGCCGACGCATCGCCGCCGTTGTGCCCGTCCCTGTCGCCGAGACCGAGGAACAGCGCCGCTCGTCTGGTGGGTGACATCAACCCCCACCCCCAACCGACTCGGCGAACGACACACGCATGCCCACAGCAGCTGCCACGGACAGCTCCAAACGCGCGCCAACGCTGGCTTCCCAGCCGGGCAGCAGGTGTATCTCGTCGCACCCCAACATCGACCGCAGCGCGGACCGCAGATAGCACGCCGCCGCGTGTCCGTCATCGCTGACCGCGTAGGACCGGGGACAGTCCCGCCCCGGGTGCGGGTGGGGGTCGACGTCGTGCGGGTTCAGGACCAGCCGACCCGCCTGAGCCAGGCGCAGAGATGCGACCCGGAACGCTTCCCGGTTCAAGTCCGGGTAGCCCGCCATAGGGCCAGCGACGTAGATCACTCCGGTCATGGCTGCTCTCCCCCACGGAGAACAGCTGGGCCGTCATGATCCACACCGATCGGGCAATCACACGGACCTACGTCCCGCGTCGGGTCAGGTCGGGACAGGTGCATGCGGTCGACCCGAGGCAGGCGCCACGGGCCGAGATGCAGAAGTTTCACCACTGCTCACCTGCCCGGGCGTGGGCGTCCAGCTCGTCCGCAACCGCTTCACGCTCGGCGGCCGGGTCTGGGGCTTTCACCCACCCAGCAGCCACCAGCGCGTCCGCGATCTCGCCGAACGTCAACGGTCGGGCGACGGTCAACCCCCGCGCCTCGTCGGTCTGGAGCGTCACCGCCGAGGCGTTCGCCGGGTCCAGTCGCGGGTACTCGTTGATCGGTCCGAACGCTGTCCCCAACGTCTCCACGATCGAGGCCCTCAGATCGCCGGAACCTTCGTTACCACATCGGCTGGCACCCGAGTCCGGATCAGACGAGTTCGTCGCTCCTGACACAGCACCCTCAGGCGGGAACGGCGTCACCTGCCTCACCGCCCCACACCCGATCCCGGAGCACGGCCCGCTGCTCGTCAGTCAGCTCCGGGCCGCGCCACATCCCATCCCGGAACCACAGCCGCCGTCCACCGTCCCCAGTGACCACCGATGCTGGGTCCAGGCATGTGCCGTGCTCCCCGTCCTGCGACCGGTGGGCGTCGAACAGCGGCACCGACGCGAACAGCTCATGACATCCGGCGCAGTGCGCCGCGTTCCGGGCGGTCCAGGTCTGGTCGCAGCCACCGCACGTGATCACCTGACGGGCCCTGGTGGCGTCAGGGGGCGGCGAACCGGGCGCGCTCACGACGACCGCCCCCCGCGCTCTTTGTTGCTCGCGCGCAGCCACTGACCGTCCGGGTAGGCGGCCACCACGTCGGCAGTGCCCCGCAGCACGGTCAGTGTGCCTCGACTGTCCACCCTGCAGGTGTTCGCGCCCTCGTACCTATCCTCGCGCTCCTCGGCTCCTTCAAGCCGAACGACGATCACCATCATTGCTCTCCTCTGGTCTCTCATCGAACTGCTCGGTGGCCTCGAACTCGGCGATCTCCCTCGCCTCGTCCTCGGGGTAGCCCTGCTGGATCAGATCGTTTTTGATCACCCATTCGCGGGTGTCCCACTCCTCACCCGTCACGACGCCCGACCAGAGCGAACGAAGTCCTTGTGCTTGATCTTCGTGATGACCCGCTCGCCGCGACGGTCGAACAGCTCTACGGCGGGCCGCAGCACGAGACCCTCCGCGACCGCGACTCCTGGCCACCGGTCAGACGCGAACCCCTCGCGGGTCAGTTCGACCGCGTCGGCGAGCGTGCCCTTCCCTAGGATCGGGACGACGGCGAGGCCGAGGTTCGCGGCGACATCCTCGACCGCGTCCCGGCGTAGCCACCAGGTGCCGACCCGGACGTCGAACAGCACGAAGTCGCAACTGTCGGCTAGGTAGTTGCCGCCGCCCTTCTGGATCCCCGCGCCGTAGCCCTCGCCGTACAGCACGACCTCATCGTCCGGCTTGAACACATCCTCGAACGGCGCGGCACGCATGATCTCGACGAGCCGCTGGAGAAGGAACGGGGGCATCTGGGCGTTGTCGGTGCGGCCAGCGATGTAGGCGTGCTCGTTGCCCCGGAACTCGGGGCTGCCGTCGAAGGAGAGTCGAATGTTGGTGCCGTCGACCTTCTCGGTGAACACCCACTCGCGGTCGGCGAGGTACTCGAACTCGGGGCGCGCGTAGGTGCCCTCGATGATCCGGCCAGCACGGTCACGGGCGAAGATCGAATCGATCTTGTGGTACTCGGATTTCGCACTCATGTGTGTGCTCCCTGCTGTGGTGTTGATCTCTGGTCGTTGTCCGTACTGGTCCTCAGTGCGCCGCCACGCGATCGGAATCGCCTCGTTCGGGGTCCGTCCCTGCCGTACCGCCAGCAGGTACCAGCGGCGCCAGTGGTGATCCCACCGCTCAAGCGGAGTCACGACGCGGACTCGTTCGCGGCTCTGATCCGCCGCCAGTGCGCTGGCAGCTTCCCCAACGGCTGCCCGCTATGGAGGTCCCGGCAGGTCTCCCCAACCCCCGCGGCGCACGCCGGCTCTGGGCACGGCACTTGCTCGGCTCGCTGCCGCTCGTCGTCCTTCTCCAGGGCGGCGTACTCCCGATCCTCAGCCCACGACGTCACCCGGCCACGCTCCGCAGGTAGTGGCAGCGGGGACAGCGGGCCATACGCCCGTCAGGGAGTTCGACCTGTCGCGTCGCCTGTTCGCACTCGCCGCACCACTCCGGGTGGCGCTGCACGGAGGCCTCGGCTGCGGCGCGCTCGACGGCTTGGCGGACGTCGCGGCAGCCGACGCAGTTCGGGCCGGGGTCGTCGTCGGGCAGGTGCGCGTGTCGTTGGCATCGAGGGTGGGATCCGGGGGGGCGGGGGGCTGTTGCGCGTTCACGCGCGTTCCCCCTCCCCTCCTT